ACATATGTAGGAGTCATGTCTTTACCCTGTGTTGAAGGTCCGAAAGTTCCAGGACTAGAGCCTGGGTGTCCACTTCCTCCGTTTGCAGTGTGTCCGTTAGGGCCTCCAAAATTTGTAGCACCGCCACTGCCTACGTTGTTACCACCGTTATTGCCTGAAGCTCCTATTGTAAAAGGCACAGAATACGGTTGTGTTATTGTAGTATGAAAAATACCATAACCACCTTTTGCTCCGCCACCAGGAGGTGGGCCATTAGGTGACGCGTTAAAAAATGCTCCTCCGCCACCACCAATAATGTGTGCTTGAATTTTTGTTGCTGCTGGATTAGCAGTGTAAGTTCCGGAAGGATTAGAAGCGTGTGAAAAAGTTGTTACATAAATCATGTTGTTTCCACCAGCTGCTCCTGAAGCTGCAGCCGTTAATCTTCCGTCTTCGTCAACGGTAATGTTTGCTGTTGTGTAAGTTCCTGCGGTTACGGCAGTTGATTGTAACTGTGCTGGTCCAACTGAATTTGGTGCCATTTTATTTAAAGTTACGTTTGATTGTAAAATTTTTGCTGTTGTAACAGCGTTTGCTGAAATATTATCTGCACGAATAGCATTGTCAGCTATTTTGTTTGTTGTAACATTTGATTGTAAAATTTTTGCTGTCGTTACAGCGTCAGAAGCAATCTGTGCAGCTGCAACAGTTCCACCTAAAGTATCTAATGAAACCTCTTTTAAATTAGTTCCATCTGCGTAAGCAGCAAATATAGCTGCTCTATCAGGCGAGAACCCTGTTCCTGATGCTGTTTTGATAGTTAAGTTACTTGGGTTAGTTAGTCCAGTACAATCAAATATATAAAATTTTTCGATGCCATCAGGAATCGTACAAACTGTGCTAGCAGCGATTGAAGCTGTAGCAAATTTGATAACCATGTTTCTTGCATTTGATAGTGTGGCATTTGACATTGCAAGAGCTAAAGTTCCACCACTTGATAGTGTTACTTGCTCAAAACCCGCAATAGCTTGTTGTACTAAATTTAAATTGGTATTAGTTTTATCACCCCATGTACCAGCGTTTTCGCCAGTTACCATCAATTCTAGTTTAAGATCTGTTGAATAACTTGATGCCATATATCTCCTATTTTAACAAAACTAAGCTGCAAGATCAACAGTAGTCCAAGTATTATTAACTCCAGGATCTACTTCAGCCCATGGCTGTACATTAGGTGAACCAACGCTCGCTGTCAACCCTATACCAGAAACACTAATATTTGCGCCACCAGTGATAGACACTGATCCTATGGACGTAGTTAAAGATCCAGCAGTGGTTACAGGATAGATTGAAGCTTGACTCGCTGCTCCCACAGCTGTTGTCGCTGTTTGACCAGTTACTGACTCTACAGTTGTTTGTACTAATGAAATAGAACCTAAAGAAAGCGAGGCTGATATTCCTGAAACGTCAACTGGTATTCTCGGTTCAGGTACTACTTGACCGATAGATCCTGCTAATGCTTGACCTGAAACACTTTCGTTTGTAGTTTGTACTAAACTTTGTTGTCCTAATGATGACTGTAATGCGTCCTCACCCACAAAGACAGTAATATTACCGTCAATTTTTATTGACTCTAAACCTTGTGTGATTGTTAATAAATTTAAACCACTTTGTTGTACAGTGTGATCTACCTTAACTGTAGCTGCACCAATCGAAGTAGTCATGGACTGACCTTGTGCAACTGCAGAGAAAGCACCACCCCATACTAAGTTACCCCAAGATAATCTGCCCCAACCTGATCCAATAGCAAAACGTTCGTCTATTGTCACTGAGCCAACGCTCGTAGCTGCAGCTTGTCCGGTTGGAACTATTGTTGCTCCACCTGTTACTTCAGATGCAGTTCCTATTGAACTAGCTAAAGCTTGACCTGTAACTGCTATTTCTGTGGCGATTTCTATTGATACTGATCCAATGGCAGAAACAATATTTTGTCCAGTTGGCGAATCACTTGAACCAAAGTTAGCAGTTGCTCCGCCTATATTAGTTGATAATGATTGACCTACCGCAACGATGTCACCTGCAACACCCCATGCGTTCTCGCCCCAAGTTAATCTACCCCAACCTTGATTTATCTCACCAGAAACTTCCGTTGGTGTTCCTACGGATGTACTTAAACTTAAACCTGAAACAGTAAAAACAGTGTCGGCTTGATCGCCCCAGTTATTTATACCCCATTCACCTTGACCCCATCTATTATTAGCCATCAATTACCTCGGGGTATAACGGAGATCCCGCTATGAAAAACAAATTAATAATGTTCGCCATAGCAGGCACCTCCTTTTAAATTATGCGATTCTCAATATTGCTGCACTCGTTGTAAATGCTGGAAACTGAATTGTGAAAGTTCCATTACTTGCAGTTTTTTCACCGCCAAAATCTAAAACTGCTACAGCTGGATCACCAGTTGCAGTATCGTTATAAATTAATGCACCTCTTGCAGTAATTGTAACCCCAGTAAAAGATAGGTCAGCAAAATCTGTAATAGCAGTGTTAGTTGCTAAAGATGTTCCTACATTAACAAGAGCTTTTCCACCAGAAGAGTATCCACCTGTTGGTGATGATACCTGTCCACCCGTAGTGAAAGAGGTTGTTGATTTTCCTAATGTAGCCGGTGTCCCATACATTGCTAACTTAAATGTATTTCCACCTGGATTTTTAAAGTTGTGCGTAGCTTCCAAAAGTTCTTTTTTGAAAGAATTGCATATTGCGTTAGTTGTTATTGCCATTTTATCTCCTTAAATTGTTATGGTGACGGTGAAGGTATTTTGATACGAGGAACTCCACTGTCATATTCTCCTCTTCTTTTTCTACCCATTTGTTGTAGGCCAAAAGCTTGTATACTTTGATTATACCTATCTGAATAGAGTTTGTATAGATCTTCAGGTCCTTTTAAAAAACCAAATGTCTCTTTCAAAACCCCATATAATAACAATGCCTCTTGGTTTTTAGATAAAAAAGTTGTTGTTGTACTATTAAAATGAGGAGGATCTTTAATATAGTTAATCTGTATTTGAAAATTGCTAGTCGGAGTTGGTGCTATTAAAATGTGGTCCTCATCCCAGTTGGCATAATATTTAGGAGTGCCTGTTACTGTGCTGTTGTGGGCAAACTCTGAAATAAAACTTGTATCTTTTTTTTCTAAAAAATCTCTCACATTAGAGTTAATTATTTGAACAGATCTCAATACTAATAAATCTGATGGTAATGATGCATATCTATTTGCAGCCACTAAGTTAGAGGTAGCGTATTTTCTTAAATCGTCATAATCAACTTGACCAGCGATATCTAACTCAGTGTTTCTTATAAATTGATCAATTAAAGAGTCTGATAATACATTACTATCAACTTCAGTATAGTTTCTTACTTGAGTTAAAAAATTTGTATAAGTTATAGCCATTATGAAATACTCACTGTTACGTTACCTAATAAAGTTGAGGCCTCTCTTCTTCTATTTTGCAAAGATGGATCTCTTGGTTGCATAGTTTGCAAAGATGTTGTTATGCCATTACTTGTGACCTCTGTATCAAAAGTTTCAAAAGCAAAGTCTCCAGGCAAAGTTAAATTAGCCACTCCAACAACTGTTCCTCCTGAATCAGCTAAAGTATTATCATTACTCGCAACTGTTTGAGGTTGTTGAAATTTTTGTGATCTTACTTTTTGTAAAGCAATTGCATCAGCAGTTACTCTTTTTCTTCTTATCTGTGGATGCTTCTCTTCGTACTCAGAGATATGTACGAAAGAACCGTTCCACTCAGTAACCATTTCTTGATATGGAAAAGCTTGTCCGCTTCTGTCTGAGATTGCTAACGATCTATTACCCTGTGCATATTTAGCCATTATGATACATTTGGAAAGTACGACTGAGGTGAGATATATAATGATGTTCTCTGCCCGTCTTCTTCCAAAGCCCTTTTCATTTCATCTTCATAAATAATTTTCATCGGCTGTATTCTGTCAGGAGCTTTTTTCATAGATAAGTAATAAGCTAATCCTGCACACATACATGGTAAAAATCTATAAACTACATCTGCTTGTTGACCATTGTATTCTGTAGCATCTTGTATTCTATTTATGGTGTAAAATTTCAAAGTTGTAAACGTAGAAGCATCAGGTGCTTGATATAAAAAAATTTGAGGTGTTGTTTGTCTATCTACAAAATACTGTGAGGGTTGACCAGTTGCTAATTTGTTTGGTAATGCTGCATACGCAGATCTGTCTATTTTTGTTAAAGATACATCTTGTGTGTTAGCATTATCTGATGCCGCAGCTGTTGTAGATATGTAAGCTTCCAAAACATCGCTTACACTTTCATTTACTGCATATTGAGCAGTCCCTGAAACTAATGCCACTTCGTTTAATGAAACTTTCCAAAGATGAACTCCTCTATTTCCCCAATCAGAAAATAATAAATTTAAGGATCTTCTAGCAGTTTTTAAATCATAACCGCTCATAGCTCTTTGACCACATCTTTCAAATGCTTCATTAATAATATCGTCTATATTTAAATCAAATGATGATGAACCTGATGTTGCCATAATTAAAATACCTTTTTTATTTTTACTCCAGCTTTTCCTTTTGTAGATATTCCAAGATCTACTTGGATGTTATTTTTATATATTCTACTATAGTTTATGTTTGGATCTAAATCTACCTTCGTATCCTCTACGGCAGTTATGATATTATCTCCATATCTTGTTTTAGGCATATCAAAAGTAAATAAATTAACTTTAAATTTACCTTTTTTGATTTTAGGTTTTTTTACATCACCACCTATGTCTCTTTTTAAAATAGTCTTAACATTAGTTGGTTTTGGTCCCACATTGGCAGCGGCCCGTTTCCTTGCAACGGCAGATTTTCTTTGACCCTCTGTCATTCTTCTTGCTTTTGCTAAGGGCACGCATTTTGGATACTTCCGTTTTGCATCCGCACGTTGTTTCGATCTTCCACATTTTGCGAATGATCCATCTTTTCGTTTGCTCCCAATATCTACCCATTTTTGTCTGAACCATTCTTTCAATCCTCCTTTTTTCATTCCAGCAGGAACACAGTTAGGAACTAATTTATTACCTTTTTTCTTCATACCTTTTTGTTCATAACCAACCCAGCAAGAACCTCTAGCCATTAGATCATGCCTTTCCTATTTTCTCTCCC